CTTCAACAGAGAATTCAAATCTGTGGTAGTAACGTGCATTATCAAGTTTTTCAGGTGCATCTCTTCTCATCATGATGACATGAGAATCCGGCTCTAAGTCTTTGTTGTTAACCAAGATGCGAAACAGATATTGCAATATGGTTGGAACGAAGTCCTGACCATACTTCCCAGTTCTGTCATTAGACTCTCGTGTAGGAGTACAAGAAATGATAAAAAAGTTTTGTATATAGGTTTGTTCATAGGTTGACTGAGAGGTCAACTCATAAGTAGTTGGTGCTAATCCGACATACAATGCTGGCAAAGGCAATCTTGATTTATCTTCTGCAATAGATAAATCGATAGCGCCTTCTACACTCCATGTCGGTAGATGTTCTCTCAGCAATTGAATAATCTGTGTGACTTTAATCATTATTCAAAAGCCCTCTGTATTGCGTCCATGATCATTCTTTCAATCAAATTATTATTTTCTTCTAGGGATGGCACGAGATATGGCCTATTTGCCATTTTGCTTGTGCCTAACTCTAAATAACCTGCATAGTTAACGTCTGAACCAACAGATGCAGAGAGAAAATCATGTTCGTGTCGAATGCTTCCAACTAATCTCCCGGTATCTGATTTGGGTGGTTCGCCAGGCGCTGATCGCACCGCTCGCTTGCGACCTCTCACATAACCAAGACCTGATCGTGCACCACGCGATATCTTCTTTTTAACAACACCCTCAATGATGATCGCTATCTCTAGTAGCGTTCGATCTATATCCTGCGTCATTTTCTGGCTCATGTTTGCTATTTGTATAGCAAGGGTGCCTGATAGCTCGACCTTTATATCAATCATGTATCACCCCAACAAATCGCTTAATGGACTCTCAACACTATCGGTATCTGTTTCAAATGGATTGAGTGCGACACTATCTTCTTCACACAATAACTCCAAAAAGCGGCTACGTTCTTGTAGATTTCTAACAGCGCGAATGCGAAAGCGTCTGCTATCAAAGTAAAGCCATCGCTCAGTGGTGATATAAGGGTGATAGCGCATCGTAAAGTTATGCGTGACGCCCTCGCCGATTTGTTTGGTATCGAGTGTTACTAACCCTTTAACAGGTTGAATATCTGCCCAAACGGTTAGCACGGTTTCCCATTTTTTAAAGGTGCGATGGGTATTATCTTGCGTTTCTGTATAGGATTGTATTTGCACTCGGTAGCGCAATTTGCCAATTTCCATCAAGACGCACCTAAATCGAGAAGCGTTTATAAGGCTCAAGTAACGCTAATACGCCGTGAGGAGTGTAGGCCACAGACGTAGAAACTGAGGTATTCATCGCATCGTATTGAGCAGCACGGTTTTCGTGCCAATGTAATATCAGCATGAGCATGGCTTGTTTAATGGTTTCAGGCACTGCTTCCACCAAGATGTCATTTTCCAACCTACCGAAACCAGCTATGAATTCCACCGAGATCGCATCAAATCGTCTTAACTCGGTTGGCAGATACGAGCTGGTTTTCAAGCAGATTCTATCTCCAGACAGATAGTAGTTACCGTCAGGAAATAGCGTGTCATTGCCATCTTCTACATATGATTTTAATGACACAATACTAACTATATTTAAATAAGGTAGACGAAGATAACTTTTACTTGAAAAGTCCAGAACATCATTGTTATTGAGATAAGCAATCACGCGTTGTGGCAAAATAGCTGTATGGCACCAATTTTCACACTGTATGCGAGCGCGTGTGATTAAATCAGTGATATAAGCGTCCTCTGTATCGCCATCAATTTTGCAATGTTCTTTGGCTTTATCAAGTGTGATGCATTCGTCTACTTCAAGAGATTGAAATGCTAAGCGCATTGGCAATTACCTTAGAGGGCAGTTTTGTTTTTTGGCGATTTTTGGTTTGCTTTATTTTGAGGAGATTCAATTTTTGCTTTGTCTGCTTTATCTTCTTCGCAAATCTCTGCTACTTCCATATCTACAAAACAGTTAGCGAGTACTTCAGATACTTCATAGGATTCGCCTTGTTTGTACTCAGTTGAGGTGATGCCATCTGGACAGCCTACAGCTTTTTTTAACATCTTTATTTTTGGCATGAATTTTCTCCAAAAAAAAAGGGGCGAAAAGCCCCATTTGTAAATAAAGCTATCAGCTATTAACTGGCATTGCTGATGGAGCGCCTTTTAATGCAATAATCCCAATTGGCGTACCAGTGGCATGTGTGCCTTCAAAATTGATGTTCACTTTCAAATAGCGCTTGGTGCCTTTATAAGCAGTGATGTATGCCATCTCATCTTCGGTTGCTGAGTCAATTAATGCGAAAGTACCTGTGTTTGCACCCGTAACAGGGTTAACAATGTCGGTATCAGCACATGCTACATAGTTGCTATCAGTATCAGAGTGTTGTAATTCTAGATAGATTTTATTGGTGCCGTTTAATGTGTCTGCTGAAAGACCAACATTTACAACAGCCATTAACTCTTGAAAACCTTGCATATCAATTGCAGAGCTAGCCGTGTCGGAATTTAATACTTGTGGCTTTAATGATTGCTCTACCTTGGTGTCATTGTATAGACGAGTGTGAATTGTCATGATTTGTTCTCCAAATATTGATTGAAAAGCCAACGCTTAACGTTGGCTCAACTCTTTCTATCATTGATAGATGATATTAAGTTGCAGAAATAACTTGCAGCTTGATCGCATCAAAGTTTCGTACAGCACCACCAACACGTTTCGTGGTGTACAATTTTACAAAACCTTTCTTAGTGTACGGATCACGTAAAATACGTGTGCCAATACGATCAACAATACGATAGCCTTCACGGAAATTACCAAACGCAATCGCTAAAGCACCGGCTTGAATAGTTGGCATGTCGTCTGCGCGCACAATTGGATAACCTAATAAGTCAGGAGACGTGCCACCGTTCAACCCCATGCCCCACAAGTAATTACCATTACCATCAACCAATTTACGAATGTCTTTAACTGAGCTGCGTTTCAAGAAGAATACTGAGCCGGCCAAGTAATCCGCCTTGAGTGATTCGACTAAATCCATCAAACCATCTGCCGTCACCTTGCTTGCATCGCCAGAAGCGATTTGCTCTAGTTGATTAAAGCCTGTTCCTGAACCATAGGTTAGAAAGCCGCGAGGTTGCTTTGGACTATTACCGGATACAAATGCGGTATTTTCAGTACGTGCAAACCTACTAGCAATCTTGTTAGTGACGTATGCTTCAATATCAAAGTAAGCATCATCTAACAATTTTTGGCTGATCGCTGGCTGAGCAAATTGCTCATGAACATCCCACCCAATTTCTCTAAATGTACCGGTAGCTGTTTCATCACGTGTTTCTTCTTCGCCCACCCAACCGCTTGAGAAGTCATCACCTTCGTATGGTTCAACCAATCTATCAGAACCAATTGTTAATACTTCTGCGTACTGGCGAACAGGTGATGTTTCTCGAACGATCTGTATAATAGCTTTATCTAGCTCAGGCATAACAGCATAGCCACCGTCTGGGCCTTCGAATGAGGACAGCGCTTTACTGTGAGCAACCAGTATTTGTTTTTCTTCAACATCAAGATCGTCAAGACCACCGCGCCAATATTTTAATGTCGCGTTGCGAACAGCCAGTTGTTCTTCGGTCATTGAAGCGCGCTGTTTTTCAAGATTATTTGCAACTTCATTACGACGCTTGGTTAAAGCTTCTGCTTGCTCTGCCGCTTCTTTTGCTTCTTCTGCCTGAGTAATAGCATCGTTAATTTTGTCGGTCATTTCCTTTAATTCAGCACTGACATAACCTTTGGTAGCCATTTCACTAATAACTTTGTCATTCTTTTCTTTGAACGTTTCAAAATCGCGTCCAATGCTTTCTACTGCTTGTAAAATTTCTGTAGTCATAATTACCTCGATAAGATTGATTGATGGAGTTTTTTAACTGACGCTAGAATTGCCTCGGCTGTTTGTGAGTCAACGTCCCGCTGACCTTCATCAATCGCCTTAAAGCCTTGCACGGCTATTCGCTTTGCTTGGCTGGATGAGAAACCGCCTACGTCCCGTAGGAAGTCTTCAAATTTTCTAATGGTGTCGATTTCGACAGTTTTAACACCGTTTACATTCGCTTGGTTATTTGCGGGAAAAGTTACAATCGAGATTTCCCACAAACTTAAGTCTTTAAGGTAGTGATTACCGTCTTTACCCATTTCGCTACCGCTTTGGTTTATCGAGTAGCCAATACTTAAACCGCTGATCGCGCCAGCCTTGAGTAGCGCATAGGCTTCACGGGCTTTCTCAACATCGTTAATCAGCAATCGGCCTTTAACGAGTAGACCGTTTTCGTCTTCTTTGATTGAGTCATACACACCGATGGGCATACGTGAATCATGCTGCCATAGCATTTTTACGTTTCTAGCTTCGTTACTAGCCAAATAGTTAGCAAATGCCCCTTTAACGATAATGTCACCGTAACTGTCTTTGTTGCCAAAGACTGCCCCGTAACCTTCAAAGGTGCCGCTTCCTTCATCAAGTCGCTAGATCTCTAAAGGCATTACAAAGTGTTTATTATTCATTCTTGAAAATCTCCGAGAGCGTCGCCCGTTCCAGCAAAATTTGTGTTTGCTGGGTTATATACAAGTGTGCATCTGCAATTAATTGAGTTTTCTGGGGACCCGTCGCCGGGGAAATCCACCGCTTCACCGCCTATATCAAACGGCTCGTCCATCCCACGTACTTGCCCATCTGCGTCTGCATGATCTTCTCTAGTTCGATCATCAATAACAGATACCCATTCACGGGTTAAATTCAGTTGGCTTTCTTCAGCGGCGTTTTGCATACCAAAGCTTGCCGCGTTATGTACTTCTGTTCTTGCGATGGTTCTTGCGCGCCCAATCGCTGCTTGGCTCTTAAAGTGATCTTTTATATTCTTGGCTATCTCAACTTCAGATGAGCCGTTCTCAACACCTGCGGTGATGACACGCTTAACAATTTCATGATTGGTTTGAGTGACGTAAGTGGATTTTAAGTAAGCTTGGGTTGCAACCCACTGCTTTGCGTATTCCGTAAAGCGGGATTTACTTTTGATAACTCCTAGCTGCTCGTGCAGATACTCACGAAAATCACTAATCGTTCGTGAATAAGTCGCAACAAACAATCTTACCCATTCTGCTTCGGTTTGTTTGATGGCTTTAAAGGCTGCGAGTTGCCCACCCTCTTTAAAAGCGCGGGTGATTTTAGTGCCCTGAGCTTTGAGTAGATTGTTTGCAAGCCGCGCTGTAGCGATTTCCTTCGTTGCGAGCATCCGCAACCAAACTGCAACGTGGCGTCGTTTGTCCATGAGTTGTTACTCTTTGCTCGGTTGTGCATAAGCTATTCTCGTGAACTCGGTTGCTTGTTCTTTGGTGAACCCTTCGCGCAACAACCAATCATGATATTTGGGAGGCGTCATATCACCGAGATCAAAATTGATCGGCAACTTACCGGCCGGTACGAGGATCTCATCACCACCATCCATCGGTTCATAATTGCCCTCCGCGCGTGCTTCATTGGTTGTGATCACACCTGCAAGCAGATCATCACGCGCATTTCGACGTGCGGCTTCTCGTCTTGGAATTAGCGCAGACACTTTGTCGAGATCAGGAACGATTTCAATATCCACGTTTTGTTGTTGTCGTATATAGTGCGCTATTTCTGAATACATACTTTCAGCAAGCGGGACCACTGTATCTTCATACAAGCTTAGTTTCGCTTCCGTGATATTGTTGTAAGTTGCGCCCTCTGGTAATCCCAATAGAAACGCTGGGTAGCCTAATGCCAGACAGATATCACGCGCACTGGAGTTTTTGCCGTTTAACCAATCCATATCGGTTGGCGACATCCCCATGTTCTTCCATTCCATATCAAACCCGATTACTGGAATCTTACCGGCGTTTTTATAGCCAGCGTATTTCTCATTCACTCTGTCGCGAATGTCATCTAATGTGCTTTGAGTCGGCGGAGGCGCCCCATCATTACGATCTTTAATCGTAAATACACCGGGCGGTCTAGCAGAGTTTTCGAGTAAGACTTTATTCCACTCGGCACTGGCGTTGTGCTGATCAATACTCATGATCGCGGCACTAATGGGGCTTAACCCGTACAAGTCATCTAGTGGATGTGACTCTTTAATGTGTAATATGTCTGACAAAAGACTAATAGGGTCGATCAAATAGGTATTGACTTGCCCATTATCATTATATTGATAAGCAGTCGGAACGTTGTGGCCAGTTGTTAGAATTCGCACGCGATCAGGTCGTAACAATTCCATGCTCATAATACGCCTGGTGTAGACGCGCGTGTGATGAATGTAGGTGTTACCAGAAATTAATCGATACATCACCGCCTGACGCATAAACGTTTTATACGATTGCGTGGGGTTGGGGCGCTGAATTAATTCATAGAGTGCATCACCTGGTCCTAATTCTTTATCTCCCAGCTTAATCAAGATCGGAATACCAGCAACGGCTTTGCTGATACTACTAATGCAGCTATAAGCAACTACGTTCTTCTCATATGCTTCGTGTGCATAGCTTCTGTAACTTCTCTTACTCCAGCCTTTTTTGTAAGTGCCTTCCATGCTGATTGACTCAATGATCGACTCAAAAGACGATGATTTTCGTCTTAGCCAATTTTTAATCGGTTTAAACATAAGGCTAGGCTACCAAGTAATCTTGTTGAGGTTTAGTCATTAACTCTGTTAGCGCCCAAACCAGCGCGTCCATTCTATCTGGAGAATCGCCTGAGTCATCGTCTGGGTCGAAGTTACACATTTGATCTTCAAGCAACGCAAAACTACCGACGTGATGCACTCTTTTCTGCTCGTACAAAGCAGCAATCGGCTCTGCTCGTTTCCACTTACCACGTGATGCATGTACGGCTTTGTACGGTATATTTTTATCCACTGTACGTATCGTGACCTCAACGAGATCACCGCCGTTATTCACCTCGGCGATCACTCTATCTGCCCCATGTAACTTGAATTGTGCGACTACTTTTTTCGCCCACCCATCGGGTGAGGCAATAAGTGTTGCATCCTCTAAGACATAGCCATGATCGTCATAGCCGAGTCCGACCACGACAATGCCTGTCTCAGCGGATGTTTTCTTAGCAGAAACAGCGGGGTCAACACCAACGACGACGCGTTTTAAGCTCGGTGCATTTCTAATGCGCAAGGCATCAATATCACCACGTTTCCACAGCGCATTGGGGTTGTCGTCTAAGATTTCTGCATTTAATTCTTGTCGCCCTAAGCGCGTGCCTTCAAACTTTTTAATAATTTCTTTAAAGAAAGCAGGAGCAAGGTTTGCACGATTGTCGTAGGTACTGCCTTTTGTTAAATGCGTTGTTTCATTGGTCGCAAGTTCTCGGATGATTTTGGTGGGTCGCGGTGTCGTTGTAACAACAGACTGTGGGTTGTCACCCAATCGCAAACCAAACATCGCTTGATCAAATGCTTCTGGATATCGCCAAGAGGCTAACTCATCCATCCAGAGTTTCATGTGTTGCTTACCGCGTAAACGCTCAGGTTCATCGGCTGTAAAGATTAGTGATCTAGCTCCGTTAGGCCATATCAATTGCCGCTTCGATGTCTTATATTCGGGCCGTTCGCTTTTCGGGCAAATCGCTAAGATACCGGACTCACCTTCAATCATAATGTCGCGCGCATCATCAGCCGTCGCTGCAATGAGATTGACGATCGGGTAATGTTTGATTTGTTCTCGTACCCATTCAGCGCCTGTCCGTGTTTTACCGAACCCACGACCCGCTAAAATCAACCAGGTGCGCCACGCCCAACTGGGTGCTAGTTGTTCCGGTCGCGCCCACAACGTCCACTCATGCAATAGCTGATCGGCTTCTTCTTCACTGAGCGTCGCTATTATCTTTACTATCTGTTCCTTTGCTAAACTTGCAAAGAAGCTTTGATAAGAGGGCTGGTTTGGCTCCAGAATCGTGTGTGACATTGACATCACCTTTCACATTGGCGTTGAGGTCGCCTTGGAATTTATCCACGGCTTTATGTCCCGCTCGATCTAAAATACTGTTCGCTGCATTGACGCGCGCAAGCCCTTTTCCTTTTTCCACCGTTTCAATCAACGCCTTGATGGCAGAATCAGCGGCTCTCATCAACAAACGCTTCTGTTTGAGATGAATATCGTTCAATTCGGAATCAATTTCTTTCTGAATGTTTGGGTTTGTTAACAGCACTGACCCTTGGGTGCGAGCAGTCTTTTTACTATAGCCTGCTTCAGTCGCCGCTTTAGTCGCATTCAGCGAGGCCACATAATGTTTCACAAACAACAGTTGCTTTTGCGTTAGATTTGTTTCTTTATTTTCTTCCATAATTTTATCGCTCATTACTTAAATCATTGGAGCGTTCGGGTGAGCGTTGCACTCCCGCCTTAGTGCTGGTAGCACTAGTCGCCTGCTTCGAACGCTTAGGGTATGACTGAGATAGCTTCGTCACTCTTTCTTTGGTGCTTTGATCTAACGGCATGGCATAACGATGTTTGGGACTTCCTTTAACAACTTGGATAAAGTCCTTACCAACATGGGTGACATAAGTATTACGCATGGTTCGTCCATGCATTCTGTTACCATTCACTAAATATTCTGCTGCGGGTGTTGTTTGTCCGATATAGATCCAGTTGCCGCCTTGATAGATACCACCGTGATGATCTTGAGCTGTGTCGGCAAAGGAGACGATCAGCTTTAAACCCGGTGAAAACTTCCTCAGCATCTTAATCGCAATCGAGACTATTTGAGTCACGGGTGCGTCGTGTTTTGTTAGTGCAATACGCACCAGTTCGCAACACTCAAGCTGGGTCAAGCCATACGGTTTACCTAGCGTGTGGTTTGCGCCTCTTCCGAACAAGACGCACCCAATAAACTTACCGTGTTCCCACACGCCTATTTTCGTGAGCTTGCCTGCTGGCATTGATTGGCTATAGTGCCAATTCTCTACCGCATACTTTGCCGCTTGGAAGCTGCACCAATCGAGTTTAAGGGCTAAAGACATGATCACAGTTCGGGCACTTAACAGATGCTTTCTTGTCAAGCTTGCCTTGCTCATCAACGTCTACAGGGTCAAAATCCACTGAGTCTAATTTCAGTGTCGGTAAATCAATATTTCTCAAATCGAGAAACGAATCTAATTCTTCGAAGTCCAAATCGTTCGTATGAATAAACTCAGCGATCCCAAGCGAATCGGGGTGGGCGTATTCACTAGAGTAAGTCAGCAAGAACTTAATGGCTTGTTGTTTGCTATTCACATCGACAATATTGCAAGGGAGCTTGTCAGGCAAAATAAAGCCTTCGTCTTTCAACGACTGTAGGACATATTTACGATGATGTCCGTCTAATATCCAGTACTCGCCATTTTTTTCCCAGACATGAAAGCTCGCAATAAAGTTATTTTTTATCAGCGAGTTCCTGATCTTGTCGAAATTGGCTTTCGTCAGCACTTTTAGATTATCTGGCTGAAAAGGTTTTAGATCTTGCCAGTTAAGCAGCTCAGCTCGTTTGATGAGGTTTCTAATTTCTTTCATGACAGATGCTCATTCAAACGATGTTGCATTGCAAGCTGAGTAATTCTTTTTTTTTGTAGAAAGTGGAAGTTTTAATCAATGTCTGCATCTTTTCTGCCAAAAGTTTTGGTTCAATATCTAGCAAATTACAGTAAAATACAAATAACTTATTATTTTCGTTAATAAATGAAATTGCTGATTTTTTATTTCTTTGTGCTTCTTTGTCTTTAAGTGTACCCAATGCATCAACAAAAGCTTGATTTATAATGGATGCTATTAAAGATCGATAGCTAAGATCTCCTTGACTAATATGGCGTGAAAACCCTTCAATCTTTATTGAAACGATATCCTCGTTCATATTTATTCTCTCAATTACTTTTTTCTTAAGAAAAACATTGCAATTAACAAGTACAATGATTCAATACCTGACGCGGAATTTAATAGGTTATGAAATTCCTGATCGTCAATTGTTCCATCTGCTAGAGCTAACGCTAAATTACTCAAAAAGGTAAATGTAGATAATACTGCTGGCACACCAATAACTTTTGCTACGTGTGTTCTCAAAAATTCGCTGATTTTATCCATGGGCTTTTCTCCAAGATGATTTGTTGTTTATATTAAGTCGCTATAAGCACGATTTAGCCAGCCCTTAATGTAATCTTCAGAACCTTTATATTTAATCGAGCGATAATATCCCGCTGCTTCGGATTTGAAGGCTGCTAACAAGTTGTTGGGGTCAACGCGATTAACGAGTTCAAGTGTCGCTTTACCAAACAGGCCATCGTCTGCAATCAATGTGCTGCTGACAGATCGTGTCGCGCGTTGCAAGCATTTATGTGCCGGCTTGGCACCCATGTTAATGGCCAGACTAAAGAGTTTTGTAGCGATCTGCTGATCGTTAATGTCTTGATAGTGATAGCGTGACCACCAATAGAGGTCGTATAGACGCGTTGCGCTGGCTTCATCCATCGCTTTGATGTCGTTGATATCGACATAACCATCTATATTAATATCACCATCGGGCAAACCGTCTTTATCAAGATCACCCGTCTGCAATAAAAATCGAAGACTGATACCAAAATTGGTCGCACCGCCTGGATCGGTCGGCCGGTTGTTATAGCGACCCTCGTGTAAAAAAATCGTGGGCATTGCCAGTGTTAAGGCTGACATATTGATTCCTGTTTTTTCAGGAAATAAAAAACCCCATCTGTCATAACACAACAAACGGGGTTTAATAAGAGGAAAGCTTCAGCAAAAAATGGTCGTTATCCTAATCATAGCTATCGCTATGATATAAGTTATCATACGAGAAAGTGTCGCACGTATCAATATTTTTTCTAGGTATTAACAACAAAAGGTGGTTGGTAAGTGATAGGTTTAGATAACGTCATGTTTTCGGTCTTGTCAGGACGGACCTGACATTGACTCGCCAGATCTCGAAAGACTAACAAGCACTCTTCCAGTGAGTAATTCTCCACGAGGGATTTTGCGTATTCTTTTAGCCATTCTGGATCGTCACCACCGTGAGAATTGCTGACTTTCTTGATTAAACTCCACAATTCGTTTTTTTGGCAAATGGCTATCGCATTCTTATGTAGTGGCTTAGTCACGTTTTCTCATTGCGCCATCGAGCGTTTCTATTTCTGCATCCAGCCACAAGCGCGCCGCTCTTAAATGTTTGTAAAATGTACTGACTGACATCTTATTTTTCTCGGCGTAGGTTTTAATATGGGCGCGTTCGATGTAATACACATAAATGGCATTTGCTTGCGCGGGTGCGTATTCCTTTAATCGGTTGTAAGCGGTATTGACGTTCTCTGCCAAAATATTTTGGCGATACGGCTCAATAGATCCTCTCGATCGATTTTTATCATGCACATAACCATCTTGGAATTTTGCAATGATGCTTTCTTTAGGATATCCCAACAAATTCTTTTCAAACAAAACCACCCACGCTGCCCAATGATTTAACCGATTCTCAATTTCATATTGAGCCATCCTATCCATGTCCTTATGTCTTGTGAAGCTGTTATTTAAGGTGACGCAAGTCTGCTGACTGCGCGTGAACTAAGCGTGTTTAGACCCTCGTTTGGCCACTTCAATGGTGATGGGGTAAAGCGCTTCAACCATTTTCTTTTTCAAAATGAATTCACTCGTTTCCATGCCTTTCACATCGACAAAGCTCACGGTTTCATCTTTGTAGAAAATCACAAAATCGCAAACATACTTCGCCCCGCCCGGCAAATGCAGCGGAACCTGTCTCAAAAAGAATAACACCTCTCCCGCGCTTTTTAAGATCTGTAGCTGCTTGAAGTAAGCATGTTCTAGCTTTGATGGAAAATGATGACCATCATCGGTAACAGGCTTTGCTTTGAATTTATGTCTTGCTCGTGATCTCAACATGACTAATTCCTTTTCTTCAGTCTGAACAACTGTCTGATTTCTTCACGCGCCTTCGCTGCGACCTCTGTGTCTGGAGTGAAATCTATTTTTTTACTCGCTTGGCGGCTTTGCATTTCCTGATTAGCCTGTCTAATTTTCTGTTTAGACTTCGATATCTCATAAAATTTCTGAATCGATGGAAACTCACCAGGAATCTTTTTAACATCCACCACCGCCCCCATAATTATGTCCCGGTCAAATTCATTCAGCGTTTCCCACCATTCGTATTTTGTTAGTTCAAGCATTCGCGGATCTTGTATCATCGAGGTCCACCGACCCTGATAGATCACAGAAAATCTCATGAACAATTCATCCAGCCATCCCGGGTACTCAATGGGTTTTCGCCCGGCTGGGGCTGTTGAGGATGTTATCGAGGGCTCTGGACATCGAGTTTGATTTGAATACGTCCTTGGATTGTTTGTTCGCATGATTCTCCCCCTGAAACTTTTTAGCATTCCTCAACCACGTGTAAAAGGCCCTATCCCAATCTGAAAAGCTGGTAGCACGAGCAATATGATAATCTTTGAACGCATCGATTTCTGAATGTGGGTTGGGCCATGCATTTTTTTGAGCTAATACTTCGTGTTGGCTAGTGACTTGAAAATCATCTGACAATTGCGTTTTCGCTTTCTTTTTGGAAATACGAAGTATTTCTTTTTCTTTATCTTTATCCGATATACTGAGGTGTGCCGGCTTGTCAAAAAAAGGTATGTCGGCTTGAGTGTCGGCTTTTAGTTCTGAATCGCTTGAAACCCTTGCTACGTATAAGTTCGCGCTTGTTTTTTTAGTGACGGCTTGAGTGTCGGGCTGGGTGTCGGAAATATGCCGGCTTAGTTTTGGACGAGGATTCCCGATAATAGCTAAACAGCATTTAAAAACGAGATGATCATCATTTTTGGGTGATATTTTTTCAATTAAACCTATTCTCTCAAGATGTTTTAATGCACGCCTGATCTCTGATTTCGTCTGTGACCCGGTATCACTTCTCGAAACCCCTCTGCGCGGAACTATATACATTTCTTCTCTTATCGATTGATAAGAAATGCGTCGCTTTTTTCCGCCTACAATACCTGTGTTGTAGTCCATAAAACGACGCAGCGCGTGTACATACAATTTAAAATAAAAATGATGTTGCTCATGCAAAACATTCATTTCTTCATCGCTGAGTAAAATCGCCACGAAAATTCCCTTTCGCGAATATTAAGTTAACCTAGTTTTTTTTCAAAATCGTGAAAAGTCACATGTCCATTGCGGATTTTCTCAATCTCTTCGCGCTTTTTAGTCATCTTAACAATGTGTTGATAAGCCTTCATTGACTGCTTCATCAAATTGTCGAAATGCTCCTTAATCTCTTTTTCTTCTGTCGCTATACATTTAGCGACCGGCCTATCATGCAAACATTGGTCTGCCATGTAATACAAAGGGTCATATTGCTGGCAATAATGCATAATGAATATTATTTCATTCATAGATAATTTTTGACGCTTTGCTGGGTTAAGCGCGTCTACCAACCGCCCGTATGCTGTTTGGTGAGGATCGGATGGCCATAATGTCACCGCTACTTCTTTAATCTCTTTATGGCTGCGCCTAATCGCAAACATTAATGCTTCTTCTAGGCTTTCATACCGTGTTACTTCAGACATCATCAAAAAACGCTCCATTTCCGCTTAATCCTTTCTATTCCTTTTTAATCCTTTTGTCTATATCTTAAAAAAAGAGTACCACATAGCTATGTGATTATGTAGCATACCGCCGCATTGTGTAAATAACAACAGTTTATTTTTACTACAAGTGGCTGAGTTAACTAAGGATTCCGCAACAATTACGATCAATAATAAGGAGAATCACATGGCATCGACGACGATGGGCCAGCGCTTAAAAGCGGCACGCTTAGCAAAGGGGTTGACACAAACGCAATTAGCAAAAATCGTGAAGCTCACCTCGCACTCTGTTATTTGTGATTATGAACTGGGGAAACGTGGCCGCCGCCGCCCTGATCTTGAATTACTCATCAAAATATCCAAAGCATTAGACGTCTCACTGGATTATCTCATACTAGGTGCTGATAGCTCTCATCCCAAATGAATTAAAAAAAATAAACCTAGGTAATTGTAAATCTTTATGTGTTTTAGAGATCGCACTTATTTCGCCTTTAAAAAACAGTTATTTGGTTAATCTGTGGTTAATCTGTGGGCAAGTGCAACGATCCTCAAAAAGAAGAATCATATTGCAAAAGAAGGGGTGACGAGAGAGGTTAAATAGTGTACAAATTCAGCAAATAGGCGTAGTAACCCATCGGAGTCGATACCGTTTTAAAAAAAACAGGGGCTAGCTGGTGTTGGGGGAGAGGTTAGCGGCTAATATTCGCATGATCTTTTTCAGATGATTCTTAGCAGCCGGTGATCGAGGTGGTGTAAATAACTGTATTGTCTCTTGTTTGCTATTCAACGCTTTAGTCAGTGCTTTCTTCGCACGTTCTACGTGAAACAAAATTACATGTTTGTCGAAACCTAGATCATAAAATAAACGCTCACTGATACGAATAATGGGGTGCTTACTGCGATAAGAGCCGTCCATGCGTTTTTCTCGCACGGGCTCTACTTTGACATACCCTGCTTGAATAAAGCGCGCCATCGTGCGTTTTACTTCGCTCAAATTGATTCCTACTGCCTTTGCGATTCCTTCGTAATCATAGTGGTGGAAATTTTTGCCGGAAGGAAAGCCTAGTGTCATGGTGGCTAGATTGACCGAGTGCATAATGAAGCGGCCGATCAAGACGGTCATCGATTCTCGCCGTTCTCTGCGGACTTTTCGATAACTACCGTCTTTGTTGAGTTTGTCTCGGTGCCAAAAGATATGGCCGAGCGCATAGTCGAATGGGTTGTTTAAAGCATCCGCGATTAACTCGCCTGCTTTCTCTAAGAAGGGTATGCGTTTTTTATGATGTGCAGGTGGCACATAAAAACGACAAATCGCTTGATTTGTGGCATACAACGCGGATACAATTTCCTTGTTGTTAAACGGAATTTTATCCCCGATCTCTATCGTAGCGGCCGGCAAGTCACCAGATAGATTCGGGGATGTTCGTTTTAGGAACATCCTTTTCAATCCTTCTGTTCAAAATAATTCAAAATTTCGATAATACTTACATGATTCTATACCGGTTGCAATAGCCCCAAATGCACCTATCAATGTTTCAAAATGAAACGTTTTGTCATCATTTCGACTCACTTTGTTAACATATTGTTTCACGACGTTACATTCTGTTACAATTATTCGACAAAATGAAACATTTCAGGGTAAAAATTATTTTTTCATTAAAATAGGGAATTAAAGAATGATTATATTAACAGGTGGGGAAAAAGGAGGCACAGGGAAAACAACGCTAGCCACCAATCTGGCACTCATGCGATTGCAGCGTGATGGCGATGTTTTGTTGGTTGATGCTGATCCTCAGCCCAATGCAAGCAGCTGGTGCGCTTCCAGAGACTTCAATAAAATAACGCCTCGCATTTTAAGTGTTCAAAAAACAGGCAAAGATATTCGTGATGACGTGCGCGAATTATCTACAAAATATCGCAACATCATATTGGACACGGGTGGCCGCGATTCGTTTGAATTGCGTGCGGGTCTATCAGTAGCTGATGTCGCTATCGTTCCAATATGTCCATCCCAGTTCGATTTGTGGACGTTAGCCAAATTTAATGATCTCGTGTGTGAAATAAAAGTCGTCAATCCTAATTTGCGTACTTATATTTGTTTAAATCAAACCCCGACTAATCCAGCGATGAAACAAGCCGATAAAGCGCGGGAGTTTTTTGAAAGATCAGAATTTGAGCATATTCAATTAGCCAAGACCCAAATTCCCTTTCGTATTGTTTATCAAAACGTAGCAACAAAAGGTAAGACCGTACATGAGGCAAAAATCGATAACAAAGCCGAAAATGAATTAGATGCGCTATACGAGGAAATAATCAATGGCTGATAAAAAGTCTAATGAGGGTTTCGCAAAAAACCCATTAACAGATGCAGAAAGAGAGCGTCTCGCCAAAAAAATCATCATGGGAGCTGCCTACGGCGGTGGGAATGAAACCGATGACGAGGTTTCCGACGAAGATTTAGAAAAAACCAAAGTGAAACCAATATTGATACGGGTGCCTGTTGCTCAATATAAAAAGTTGCTGAAGATCAAAAAAATGACAGGTCTTACCATGAATGGGGTGTGCTGTGATCTGATCTGGACAGCGATTAAATTAAAATTGACGGAGCTAGGAGAAGATTGATATTTAACAAAGTGTTACGCTTTGTTACAAATATGTATCAAAGTGTTTCATTTTTTACATATTATGATACAATTGACCTGTGTTAATAACAAAAGGATGATGCAGGTCAATGTCAAACGAACCAACAAGCAGTAAAAAATCTGGCACAGAAAACGATATAACAGTAATCCACTTATTCTATATCGGGGGCTTGCTAGTAGAGGGGATGAAAAACTTTCATCATGACCTGATAACGAATTGTCTATTTGCGCCCGATGTTCTAACACGCGCTACTTATATTAGAATGACCGAATTGCGTGACAAGTTCGAAGCGATGGCCATACAAGCCAACGACACTAATTTTACGCCCTAAAATGTGGCGCTTTGCCACAAAAGGAGTATAATGGCACGATGTTTTAAAGGACATTATTGATGCTCAAGGATCGAGTAACCCCACAGGATCGGCTGAACGTGCCATTTGCATGGAGACTTTACAAGTTAAAAGTAAAGCTTCGCTTCTTTATCAGTATGAGTAGGAGATGCAAACAATGGTATTACATGACGACGAATGTGACGAAACATTCGATGAAGATAAGAAGCCTGCATGGCCTTTTTCGAGTGAAGATGAAGAACATCGTTACTTTGATAATCTGGAGCGTGCTCGTGATATTCGGAGTGCTCAATAATGTTATCTGAAGCGCAAATAGCAGCAAGAGCCCAGGGCATCGGCGCAAGCGAGGCCGTCATTCTCTTTCCTGAGATTCCTAATTCATATAGCACACCCTACCAGTTATGGATGCAAAAAACCGGCAAGCTAGACTCTAACTTTGAGATGAATGATTTCCAATGGTGGGGGCATGAACTCGAGCCGGCTATTGCCAAGCGCTATGAGTATGAAACAGGCGAGACATTAGAGTATCGGCCTGATACTGTTATACACCCGAAATTACCCTTCATGCTTTGTCACCCAGATCGTTATGTCTTTGGGCAACGCAAGTTAGTTGAAATTAAAACCGCGAATTTTA